AAAAGAATTACAACGTTTAAAACGAGCAAAGGGTTGGGAAGACTTACGTCATCGTAAAAACATGTTGTTAATTCATTTGCCTAGATTACTCAAGAATGAACTAGGTCGATTTATAATTAGAACATTTAAGTACACTTACAACCAAGAAAAAAGGGCATTCAAAAAAGATTCAACGTATGGAGTAGACTTAGATTACGACGCTACTCATATTCTGAGGCAGTTACATGAGGGTATTCCGCGTTCAGAAAAGTTCTACGAGGCCTTTACAGGGCAATTAGGAGAGGAACTAGACAAAGTTTTAGCCGAAGCATTTATTGAAGATAAGAATTTAGACGCAATGATTGATAGAATTATAGTCACAATGAATCGCAAATTAAACTTATCAATTGGTAGAGCTACACGAATTGCCCGTACGGAATTAATTAATGTATCTAATGAAGCTAGACTTTCAGCATATCAAGAGAGAGAGAAAGAAGAAGATGAACCTTACAAATATACTCTAGTAGTTGCAAGAGGTGCTAGAACTTGCAAAGCACATAAAGAGTTAAAAAACATAATACCTAAAGAGGGGCTTCTGTTATCAGAGTTAATGGAGTTGCAAATAGAAATAGGGCATAAACATTACGGAGCTAAATGGAATTTACAAGGCCATGCTTTAATGCATCCTAATCAAAGAACTGCATTAGTGAGAGCAATATGAAAAAGTGTAAGAAATGTTTAGCTGGAGCAATGAGAGTACATATTCTAAGTAGTGGGTTTTGTCAAGAATGCCAACAAGAATTAGACTGGAAAAATGGAGACAAAGAAGCCCGTAGACAAGTTGACATAGCTAGACGAGTTGATATTTATGAAAAACTTAAGAAAGGAATTGACCGTAAGTGGAAAGATAAATACGGTAATAGCAGCACTGAAGAAATCAGGCATCGTTAATGGTAAAAGCAGCAATTACAGTCACAGGTATTGACGAACTAAAAAAAAAGATTAGTGGATATTCCAAGAAAACTGAAACAATTTTAGATAAAGCAATGGATGACACGGCTGATGCAATTCTTTTAGAGGCAATGACTTTAGTTCCTGTAGCTACTTCTACTTTGAGAAATAGCATTGGAACAAATTTAGAATACTTACATAAAATAATATACGCAGATGTAGATTACGCTAAAGATATTGAGTTTGGAGAACCTATTGGAGGAAATAAGAAAACTCAAAACCACCCTAAAAGAGCAACTCCAACAGGGCCGCGACCTTTTATGAGACCAGCTTTCCAAACGCAAGCTCCACGTTTAAAAGAATTTTATAAGAAAAGAGTAAAGGATGCATAAACGACATCTTAGACATCCCAAAAAGAAATACTATACGTTTTGCGGACATCAATGTACACGCGGTGAATATCAAAAAATGTTATCTGATTTAACTCGAATTAATTGCTTAACGTGCAAAACTATGCACAGTAACCCAAAAAAGTAGAGGGAGGCTATATAACCCGCCCCGCCTAACTAGATTTGCCTTAGGGTAATATTAAGGTTAGAGACAATGAGCAAAAACGAGGTAAAAAAATGAGTTTGACTGGAGCAGGAAACTGGTGGGACAAAAAAGGCAAGTATACAATTTGTCCAACTTGTAAAAAGAAAGGATACTATCATTCTAGTTTAGTAGATAAGAAGAATAGAATCCATAGATGGAAGTCATGTATGTTCTGTCATGATTCAACTATACTGGAGACACACAATGGTTAAGAAAATCGGAAAGAGACAAAGGAAGTCAAAAGCAATGGACAAGTTTCAGTTGGTAGAAGTTAATAACTTATCTCAAAGAGAAATGGCAATGCAAGTTAAGAATGTTATTTCTTTAGGAAAACAAAAAGGAAAGAACATTAGCAGAAAGGAAGCTGAAGAATTGATTAATCAAAACTTGGAAATTCCTACATACATAAATAACAAATATCAAGTGCATGTTCACAAGAGTCAACCTGAAGATAACAAGATAGGATTTCACATTGATGGGAAAGTTGCAAGTGAGTCGATGGGCATTACTCATCTATCAATAAGAACTCATGACCGTTCACCAATTAGTGATTGGAGAGATATGCAGACAATAAAGAATGAACTTGTTGGCAAAGAATATGAAGCTGTTCAATTACATCCAGCCGAAAGTAGATTGATTGATACAGTAAATCAATATCATTTATGGGTTCTTGAAAAGCCAAAAGGCAATGGCGGATACTTTCCAATTGGTTGGCACGATAGATTAGTTGACTACAACAGGAAAAGTGGCGGGGCCAAACAAAGAGGTAAAGAATAATGCAGACAACATTAGATAGCTTTACAGGCAAACTAAAGCCTGTTAGAAACAGGAAAGGCTACGCACATCCAAATCCTAATGGAACTTCTTGGTGTGGACCTACTGCATTAACAGTACTTACTGGAAAGAGGTATGATATTATTGAGAACGATTTACTTAGTAAAAAAGCTAACAAGCACAGAAAATATATTAAAGGAATGTACAATCATGAAATGAATAATGCATTACGTAGATACGGATATAGTATGAGTCATGCTAGTCTTCACGGTTGCCAAACATTTAGACAATGGACTAAAGCAACATACGGACAACGTGGAAAGAAATGGTATCTGATACAAACAACCAGTCATTTCTTAGTTGTTAAAGGAAACAAAGTATGGGATAACAATACTCCAAAAGAAGGTGTACCTATTACTAAATCCAGACTTTACAAAAGAGCAAGGTTAGACAACGTCTATGAAATAGAAAGGATTAAGAAATGAATTGTGGCAGATGTAGAATAGAAAGAAATCCTAATGCAGGATGGTGGGGGACAGTTTATACAAAGGCCAATCCTAGTTTAATCCTATGCCCACGCTGCTATAAAGAATGGCAAAACGGTTTTAAAGGATGATATACTTGAGGTTTCGATGAGTGGTTTATTGTACAAGCAAGTTGACACCGAGTGGACATCAGTTCGCAACTGGTACAACGGAAGAGTGATGGATACATATATTTCAGCTCCTATCGTTGATAAACAAGGCGATATGATTCCTACAGAAACCATAAAAGATTCAATGGAGTTCTACATGAAGTATGGTATCTATGCATACAAACATGACGAGATACCTATAGGCCAACCACTTGCTTGGCGCATTAAAAACAATAAGTTATTGTTGCGTGTTGGTATTCATAATAAATTAGACATGCACAATAAAGTCTGGAAAGAGATTCAAGACTTTGGAAATAGAGGAGCAAGCAGTATCAGAGGTGAGGCATTAAACCAAAACAAAGTATGTCCACCAGGAGAAAGTTGTTTTACTAAAATAGATAAGTTAGGTTTATGGTCAGTTAGTTGGGTTGGAGATAGTCCAGCTAATCCAGAAGCAACAGTACATTCTGTTTCAATGGCCAAAGAAGATAAAAACATAGGGAAAAACGTGTCGGAAAACGAGTTAGAGAGCAATTCGCATATAAAGAAATGTGGAAGTTGCAGTAAGCCAGTAGAAAAATGTGGGACTTGTAAGAAGCCCGTAAACAAGGAAAGTCTTCGTAACGACAGAACTTTACGTCGCATGCTTGAAAAATTAGAATCGTCATTACGAGGCAAACACGGCAATAGCACACACGCCAAGATGGTAGAACAAATAATGGATTATATTTATTAAGAGATAACATGAGTCACAATCAAACAAACAAAATACACAACCCTTTCGAGGGTGAAGAGTTAAAAAAAGGCAGGTTCAATCTGAGCAAAGTCGAAAACCAGATAGGAGTAGCAATGGCAATTATTAATAAACAATCTAAAGCATTGTACGAGGCACAAAAAGAATTAAGGAAGGCATCAAATTTGGTTGACGGTGCAGGAAATTTAGTTGAAGTTTTGCAAATGGCAGGTATAGTTGCCCCTAAAAGGTCAAGAGGTGGAGATGAAAAAGACGCAAGAAGAATAGCAAGGGATTTACAACGTGTGGCTAAAGACCTAGAAAAACTTGATGAGTCCATTCCAGTTATGGATGGAATAGATTATAATGCAACATTGGCGGGAACTTTAATTGAAATAAGAAGGTTTAACAAAAAATGAGTTTTAATCAACACATAGGAGAAACTAACAATCCGTTAGCCAAAGCAAGACCTAACGATTTAATGAATGAAAAAGTAATAGGCAAATGGTTTAAATTAACATTTGGTAAAGACCCTGAAAACGATAAATCATATTTTAAAGAATGGACAAAAAGGATGAGAGTTGCATTTTATGAGGAAGGTAAAGATGCATTTCCGTGGCAAGCAGATAACAAGAGTATCCGCAACTGGAAAAAGATTACAGGAAGAAGACAATTACGAATTAATACAAAGGATGAAGCTACTATCAAAGGACCATCTGACAGAGAACACTTTGAGTTTTTAGACGAACTAAGAGAATCTGGTAGAACTAATATGATGGATGCTGGCCGTTATCTTAGGCGAGAGTTTGGTATGGATAGAAACGAAGCACGTAAAATTGTTTTACGATGGATGAGAGGCAGTAAGGAAAGAAGACCTGAATATTTTGGAAGAGGATAATGAACTACAACACAGCAGAACTATGTAAAGATTGCAAAATGCCTGTTGAAAAGGCAGGAAGATTTAGAGCGTTGATAGGTAGGTTGGGCGACGAACTGTATCAAGTTAGTGCAAAAGATAACCGAAGTGCCAAACATTTGGATAAAGCCCGAAAAATAGTAGGTGAAATAGAACGCATGGATTTAGGGATGATGGGATGGTGAACTACAACAAAGCTGAACTGTGCAAAGATTGCAAAAAGCCTGTAGAGAAAGGATTATCACCTGTATATATTAGAAAAGAATTGGAAAGAGCAGTACAAACTTTAAGTGTTTTGCGCAATGACAAACGTAATAATTCTAATAGTGACGTTCCAATGTCAATAGAGGCAATAGAACAAGTAAGAAAAATATTATTAAGTGCGCAGAGGAAATTATAAAGATGAACTACAACAAAGCAGAACTGTGTAAGGATTGCAGCAAGCCAGTAAAAAA